CTGTGGTTCGCACCGATACTCTCGTCGGCGGTGAGTTTGGCGTAGTCATCGACGTCAAGCATTACATCGGAGCCAACGCGCTCGACTACCGAGCGATGCAACGCTTCCAGGCCTAGTCTTAGTGGCCCGACCATGGGCTAGTCATCGATTCCTTTCGGCAGAGTTTCGGCTCTGCCGTTGTTTACCTCCCCCTCAACTCTCGACCAAACCCATGAAAATCCGACTTTTCCAGCCTGTAGTTTTTGACGGCAAGACGCTCGAAGGCGAGATCGAAACCAACGGTACTGCCATCAGTGCCAACTGCATCATCCAGCGAGGCTGGGGCGTAGAGGTCAAATCGTCCAAGCCTTCCAAGGCATCCCAAGAGCCTGTCGAGTCTGATCCTCCCAGCGAAGATCCGGACCAAGACGAATCAAACGAATCCGATGAATCGGACGAACCACAAGACGAGCAGCCATCGGAGCAACCAGCCGAGCAGCCTGTCGTGGTCGAAGCGCCACCCAAGCCGACCAAACCCGCTCGACGAGCAAGTCGCTCCCAGAGCTAAGTCCTCAGTAACCGCACTTCTCACTACACAACAAAGAAACCATGGCAACTTTCAAGCAAGAAACCGACTTTCGCCGATTCACCGCCAGTGCTGACACTGTCAACGGAGCCATCGTCCAGACCGCTGACGGCCTGGCCGGGATCGTCGAAGGCCTAGCCGGCGTAAAGTCCGGCAAGGTTGGCAACGCTCGCGTCGTTGGAATCGTGACTTGCGACAAGGCATCGGGCACCGTGCTCGCTGCTGGAGCCCGAGTCCAGATCGCCACTGCAACGCAGCTCGTCACCGCAAAGGCGTCGGGCGCTGCTGATTCGGGCAACATCCTGCTAGGTCGCACCGCTGCCGCTGGTGCGGACGGAGCATTGACGGTTGATGTCGACCTGAACCGAGCCGCAGTCTAACCAACCACCATGGCCATCAAAGAAGCCGATCTCAAAGAATGGTCCGATCTCGAAGCAAGGCGATCCGCCATGCAGCGAGAACTCACAACCATCAAAGATCGGCAAGGCCAGATCGAGGAACAACTCGAAGCCGAGCTTCGCAAGTCCGGCAAAACGAAAATCACTCGAAGCGGGTTCACTCTCGCTTTGAAACCTGGGAAGGCAAGCGTGAAGTGGGCCAAGGAATTCCTCAAGGCAATGGGCAAAGAGGCAGTTCAGAAACTCAAAGACGCAGCCGCCCAGAAATCGGTCAAAGTGTTCGTGTTGGTTCCACCCAAGCCACCCAAGGCCCCAAAGGAATAGATAGCCCATGGGGATGCTTGAGACTGGGACCGCTCACCTTGCTCAATCGATGACCAAACACACTGCGGTGGATGTCCTGTACATCAAACGCAAGATCCAGAAACCAATCAAGGCCACGCGGGGATCGACTCCCTTCGAAGCCTCAGACACCGAAGGGCTCATCCATCGGACCGTCAGTCGAGACTACTTGATAGCCAAGACCGAATGGCCGTTCGATGACGACCCAGAAGACGGGGACCGAATCACCGACGCTGGCAAGACCTACATCGTTCGCTCGATGACTGGCCAGCCAGTCTGGCGATTTGCCGACCCTGGCGAAAACCTAATGCGGATCCACACGAAGCAGCAATGAGCCCGATTCGTCAACTACTCGCAGACGTTGTCGAAGCACTCGCAGCCGCCGCAGTCGTCGATCCGGAAACCAATTCCGCGATCGATGGCGATACGTTCAAAGTCGATTACTTGCCACGGTTCGAAGTCGCAGACCTAAAAGATCTCCGGATCGTCGTCGCACCGAGGCAAAACACATCGACCAAGATTTCCCGTTCATCCCGGGAGTTTGAGTTCGGAGTCCAAGTTGCCGTCATCCAGACAGCGGCCAAAGACTCCGAGCGATTCGCACAACTGTTGGACCTGACTCACGAGCTCGACGAAGCACTGGCCACGGCCACGATCGACGGGGGAGTGTGGTCGAGGTCCGAAGTCAGCCTGTACGACGTCCAGGCACTGGAGCAACACGGTGCTTTTCGCAGCGTGATCACCGCGTACTTCAAGAACCGATCCTAACCGAAAGAGAGAATCATGCCGAACAAGGGACCACGCGCAGGCATCGAGTGCAAGCTGTACTACCAGGTCACTCCAGCGGCTGTCTTCAATGCCACGGCTCCGACGCTTGTGACCGAAGTCAAAGACCTCAATGTCACGCTTAACAAGACCCGCATCGACATTTCCAGTCGAGCGAGCCAGTGGAAAGCCCAGATCTCCGGACTCAAAACCGCCGAAATCAGTTTTGGTTACCAATACAACGGCGACCCAGACGACGCAGTTTTCACCGCGATGCGTCAAGCGTTTTTGAACAACACGATTTGGCACTGGGCCGTATTGGACAACACCATCGCGACCCCTGGTCCGTCTGGTGCGCAAGGACTGACCATGCCTGGGGAGATCATGGAATTCCCAATCGACCAGCCCCTCGAAGACGGCATGGTGGTCAACATTGTTGTCGCACTGTCCCGAATCAAGATCGGTTCGCCAGCCGCGCTAATCGATCCAGCCTGGTTGATTGTCGCACCGTCGGCTTAGTCCGTTTGAATCACCGATCGTTTCCACCATAGCGGAGTCGGCCATGCCACTTCCGAAAGTCCGCAGAGGCAACGAAGTCGCGATCGATTTCCTCGACCATGGGGAATCGTCGCAAGGGCCCTTGGAATTCACTGTCTACGGCCGTGTGATTTCCCAGGATAAACATCACATCGTGGTCGCTTCCTGGGTCTACTCGGATCCAGCCAAGCGATTTAAGCACGACGATTACAACGTCACCCAATTCACGATTGTCCGGAGCACCATCCGAGCGATCCGTTTTGTCCGATAAAACCTCAACTCAATCCCAACAAAGGCAACTCGACCATGCCACAGTTTATGGATTGCGAAGCCAGGACCTGGAATCTTCGCATCGACATCGACGCAATCCGGCGTGTCCGCTCCGCATACTCGATCGACCTTGCCACCGCCCTGGCCTCTACCGAAACGATCGAACGGCTCACTTCCGACATCGTCCTGACGATCGATGTGATCTATGAGATCTGCCGACCCGTCGCAGAAAAGCACGGAGTCACTCCGGAGTCCTTCGGACGTTCACTCGCTGGTGATGCTCTCGGCCAGGCTGTCACCGCATTCGAGGAGGCACTGGTGGAATTCCTCCCGGAGTCCAATCGCCGGGCCACCGCTCGGCGAATCCTCGAGGCAGGAAAGGCACTCCAGAATCAGACGGCCCTACGGATCACCAACGCGATGGACAAGGGGCTGCTGGAGATGGGGATCCAGGAGCAACTGACGAGTCTGGATCAGATGATCGAAAAAGCGATGCAGAAGAGCGCGCCGAGTACTGGCCAACCATCCTCCGACTAGCAGCAAGAATCGGGATCGAGCCAGGGCCCTACACACTGCGAGAGCTGATGTGGATGTCCGACGAGATCAACAAAGACCGCTGGGATCGCACCAGTGACCTGATGACCCTGCTAGCAAACATCCACAGCCCGAAGCGAGCTCGCCCCTACAGACGCACTGATTTTCACCCGTACCGCACCGACAGCCCACCGCCGAGCATCAGCCGCGCCGGGCTGCACAATTTGCGAGACGGGCTCCCGGTCCACTATGTGACGCTACCAAAAACCGATGCAAATTGACCAACCGACCCTTCGCCAATTGATTGCCGCCGACCAGCAAGCTGCCGCAGCTCTGGCCGAGGGCCGGTACGGAGACTGCGCAATTCGGTGCTGCGAGATCGCGCCGCGAGTCCCGCGATCGCTGCCGTTGTCCTTTATGGGCATCATCGCTGTCTATCGCGACAACCTGCCGATGGGCGGAGAAGTCATTGCCGCGCTGCAAACGGTCGCTTACGTCAATCCGATCATCGGGCTCATGGTCTCGTTTATGACGCGCGAAGCCGCCGAGGATGCCCGGCCAGACTTTGGCGACCCGAGCATCCGTGCTGCTTTGACAGTACCGCAACCGCATGGACTGGGACTCACACCTCAGCAAGCTGCTCCGCTGCTAGCCGCTGGCCAGCAGCCCGACACAATCACAGGCCGAGACATCGAGCTTCTAGCTAGCGAGGAAATCTAAGTAATGCCATCCCTGGTCACGAAAACCACGCCCGACTTTATCACGCTCATTTCGTCCCGAATTGTTGCGACGGGAAATGTCCAGGCAGCGTCGCAGACTCTCGATTTGCGAGAAGCTCCAGGGGCTTGGATTCGCGGGTTTATGGGTCGCGCGAGCACGGGTACTCCAGTGCGAGCAGGGTACTTCCACATTGCTCCCACGGACAACAACACGGACATCATTCCTGTCTCTATGTTCGACATGGTTGGACAAGGCCCAACGACTGCAGCGCAGCTTGGATCGCTCAGCGCCAATCTGTCGACATCCGATCGTGTTATCTCTCTCTCTGCGACGACATCTTTTTCTGTCGGTGACACGGTATGTATTTTCAATTCCGATGCATCACTAGCTCAATGGAACAGGATCGCCTTTGGTGCAACGACCGCCTGGAGAACCCAGAGAACCCACCGCGTTCTAAATCTTACTGGCCACTCGGTAACCAACCTCGCTGATGTGCGTCAAGTGTGGATTCCTGGGGGTGACATCTACGAATTTAGCTTCGTCAATGAGTCGTCGATTCCTTACGTCGTGCAGCTTCTGGCCGTCGTCGACAAAGGAGAAACGATCACCTGATGCTGGCGTACTACGGGCCGGAATGGGAAAGTCTCGCTAACCGAATGGTCGGTCGTTGGTGTCCTTCGTTTTCTGGCAACACCGGATTGCAATTGCCGGACACGATGGGCCGGAATCATGGCACGCTGATTAACTTTTCGAACAACGGCAATGATGCGTATGTTGCGAGTCCTGACAAATTAGCGGTGGATTGCGACGGGTCAAATGATTTTGTTGTCGCCACGACTCCGCTCCTCTCCGGGAGTCTTTCGTTTTCCGTGTGGGCTAGAGGAGTTACTGGCAATGCGAGCACTAATTACATAGCGTCGATACCAATCGCTAGCTCCGGATCAAACGGAATCGATTTCCGAAACCCGACAAACGCGCAGGCTAATTTAGCCTTAATCGGAACCTTCGTGACGATCAACTCTGGAGTCGATATTCGAGGCTCATGGAATCACTTGCTCATGGGCTATGGAAATGGAGTTGCATTTTTTTATGTCAATGGAATTTTAGTAGGCTCTCAGGCATGGGCGAACGGCTTGAGCCCGTTAAGTTCGCGAGAGTTAAATCTTGGCCGGTTCGGCTCGTTTGGGTCTCATTCTCCGGTGCAACTCGACGACATAATTATTTTCAACACCGGCTTAACCGCCAACGACGTTCGGTTCATCTACGAGCAAGGCCGGGGCGGTGGCATGCTCATGCAACCACCGAGACGACGCAGTGTCGCTGCGGTCATCGCCGCTTTGGTGCTTGCTTGCGAGACAGGCAACTACAGTCTGACGGGTCAAGAAGCAGGCTTGTTCGCAAGTCGAGTGCTTGCTGCCGATCAAGCTCAATACATCCTCTCCGGCAACGCGGCCAACACGACTGCAAGCCGCCTGCTCTCGGTCGATCCGGCCTCCTACACGGCGACCGGCAACGATGCTGCGACGATCTGCGCGAGACTGCTCGACGGCGGAGCTGCGGCTTACGCTCTGACGGGCACTAATGCTGGACTGATCGCGAATCGAAAGCTGACGGCGGACCAAGCAGTGTATTTCCTGGCTGGCAACAATGCCGAGCTGCTTCGATCCCTCAAGCTCAATGCTGGATCGATTTCACTACAACTCGACAACTTTGCCGCGTCGCTGCTGGCCGATCGCAAGATCTCCGCCGACGGTGCCCAGTACATCCTTGTCGTCTCCGATGCAAATCTCACCGGCTCTGCGTCTGGAGTCGCCCCCTACTACTACCTGTTCATGATGCGAGGACCTCAGTAAATGGCCACCTTCAACAAGTTCCAATCGTTCGCCAAAAACGTTGCCGAAGGCAAGATCAACCTTGCCACAGATCAACTCGCCGTCGCACTGACCAACGTCGCTCCTGTAGCTACCAATGCGGTTTTGGCTGATCTAACGCAGATCAGTTACACCAACGCCAGCACTCGCAACCTGACGACCAGCAGCAGCACTCAGACCGGTGGAGTGTACAAGCTCACTGTGGCCGACCTGGTGATCACCGCTTCGGGAGGATCTGTCGGACCGTTTCGGTACGTGGCGATCTACGACGACACGCAGACGAGTCCGGCCAAGCCGCTGATCGGATGGTACGACCGTGGAGACTCGGTCACCCTGCTTGACGGCGAAACATTCACGATCGACCTCGACCAAGTCAATGGACTCCTGACCCTCACCTAATCATGTACAGAGCCACTGCCGGAACACTCAAGGTCTTCGCCTTCAACCGGACAACCAATGCTCCGGTGACTGGCGGTGCTGCGCAGATCACTTGCCGAGTCTCTCTCGACGGCGGTGCTCGTGCTGCGCTCGCCGATACCAATCCGACCGAGATGGAGGATGGATACTACCTTTTTGATGTGACAGCAGGCGAGACCAACGGCATTACCGCAGACTTCTTCCCCGAGTCCGCAACATCTGGCGTCCAAGTGATCCCCGTCGAGCACTCTCGCTACCTGTCGCTTGAAAATGTGATCGCGGCCAAAACCAACACGATCACCGCAGGCAAGGTCTCGTATGCTGGCCCGGTGACCGCTAAAGGCACAATCGATCAGATCGTCATCGGCGATGATTACCTGACCGCCCATGGTACCGCATTCGTCTGGACGATCTCCGCGATCCCTGGCATGTCGGTCGGTGCTGTCACGGTCCACTTCGGTGGAACCAACGGGACCAACCCATTCGCTGTCACCGGCACCGCTGCGGACATCGGATCGGGGAAATGGTCGCTCACTTGCGAAATGCCAAAGGCGACCTCGGGCGGACTGGTCCCAGGAGAGTACCGGTACTCGGTGGCTGTCCACAATTCTGCCGGCGTCGAACTGACTCGGGTTTATTACGAGGATCCGTTTGTCGCTGCGGAGAAATTCACGCCATGAATGTGACCTTCAAAGTCCGAGAAGCTTTCTTCGACCGCCCCAAAGTGATTGCCTCGCTGAAAAAAGCGAAACGCAAAGTCTTGTCCAAGGCTGGTGCTTTCGTTCGCAAGCGAGCTCGGTCGTCGATGCGTCGGCGAAAGTCCGCTTCGGCACCTGGCTCTCCACCGTCGGCTCACTCGCCCAACACGCACTCGCTCAAAACGATCCTGTTCGCCTATCAGCCCCAAAGCGAATCGACGATCGTCGGCCCAGTGCAACTGAACCAAGTCAACTTCACCATCGAATCTGTCACGAGCACTGTGGCTGGTCTGCATGAACGGGGCGAGACTGCGATCATTCGCGAGTACCGATACGCCTCGATCGAGGGAGAGGGCGAGCCTGCCAACTGGCGACGGGTCGACGGCCGTCGAAGGTATGACGAGCGGCCTGGGTATCGATTTGAGACTCGCCGTCGCCGAGCTCGGTACCCCAAGCGGCCTTTCATGCGTCCTGCGCTTGAGGCCGAAGCCCCCAATTTCCCCGAGCTGTTCAAGAACTCGATCGCATCGGTGAGGTAGTACCATGGCATCCAACATCAAGGCCGGTCAAGCTTACGTCGAGATCGCGACCAAACAGGGCTCGTTCGATAAAGGCATGGCCCAAGTCCAAGCCGCGATGGCACGTCTCAAAGGCGTCGCCACAACCATGGGCACCGGAATCGGCAAAGGATTCGCATCGGCCCAGGGTGCCTTGTCCGGCTTTTCCAAGAGCGTACTCAGCCTCCCTGCTGCGATCGCTGGTTCGGTCGCTGTGACTGGCCTTGTCGCACTGGCCAAGAATTTCGCTGACGCTGGCGGTGCGGTCGACGACATGGCCCAGAGAACCGGCATGAGTGCCGAAGCGGTTTCCTCGCTCGGCTATGCGGCCAAACTATCCGGTACCGACGTAGGAACCCTCGAGAAAGCCGTCCGCAAGATGCAAGTCGGGATTGCCGACGCGGTGGCCGGGGTGCCTGGTGCCGCTGACAAATTCAACGCTCTGGGCTTGAGTGTCGATGACCTTGCAAAAATGTCGCCCGACGAGCAATTCCTAGCGATCGCCGACAAGCTGTCACTGATCCAGGATCCAGCCCTCAAAAGTGCTGCCGCCATGGAGTACTTCGGCAAAGCTGGTGCGGACCTGGTCCCCATGCTTTCCGGAGGGGCCGAGGAAATTCGCAAGCTCCAACAGGATGCCCAAGATCTTGGTCAAACCATGTCCGGCGAGGATGCTGCCGCCGCCGCTAAGCTCGGCGATGTGTTCGACAGGCTGCTCGGCGTGATCGGTGGCCTACAGACCCGGATCGGTTCGGCCCTGGCGCCGCTGCTTACCGCAGTCGGCGAAAAGATCATCAGTGTGGTCTCGAACGTCAGTAAGTTCATCGGCGAGAACCAAGAGCTGATCGTGACGATCGCCAAATGGACTGCGGTCGGAGCTGGCTTGCTAGCTGGCCTCTTCGCCCTCGGTGGAGCTGCGGCCGTCGCCTCGGTAGCCATGACCGGCCTAGCTGCGATCGGTGGAGCGATTGCCACAGTATTCGGCATGATCGTCGGACTGATCACCGCCATGGTTTCCCCGATCGGTTTGGTGGTCGTCGGAGTCACCGCCGCCACTGGAGCGTTCCTGTACTTCTCCGGAGTGGGGGGTGAGATGGTCAATTCCCTGGTCGCCAAGTTCAACGAGCTCAAATCGATTGTGCTGCCGGTGTTCGATGCGATCAAGACCGCTTTGATGTCCGGACAATGGCAAGCCGCGGGCCAAGTCGCCATGACCGGCCTGCAATTGGTATTCCGGGTCGCCACTCGGGACATCTACGCTGGGTGGCTTTCGATGGTCACGAAGCTCCAGAATGCTTGGACGGATCTGTCCGCCATGGTTTCCATTGGTGCGATTGAAATGGGCGTCGGTGTCGTGAACACCCTGGCCGGGATTCCAACCCAACTGGCCAAAGGATTCGCAACGGCAGTCACTTGGTTGCAGGGTGCGTTCGACGAAACGGTCAACTTCATCGCCAAGAAATTGCTGTACATCTATTCGCTGATCGACCGGTCGGTTGACTACGAAAAAGCAGCGATGCAGATGGACAAAGATGCTGCCAAACGAGCCGATGCGCGTCAGAAATCGCTAGACACTGCCAATCAGAAGCGAGACCAGGAGCTTCAGGCTGGCAATGCTGGCCGATTGCAAGTAGCAGGGCAGATGCAGCAAGGCATTAGAGACCAAGCCAATCAAACCAAGAGCGATCGCGAGGGACGCAACGCTCAGTCCCTTGGTGTATTTGACAAATCGATTTCTGATCTCCGACAATCACTGGAAACGCAGAAAGCAGAAATCGACAAAACCGCACCAGGGAAAGGATTCCTTTCCTTCCTCGGTCCTTTGGGGCAAGCCGTTGAAGCCGTGGTCGACACAGCCAAGACGCTGTCCGCTCCGACAAGCCGGAAGATCCCCACCGTCGAACAGGTCAAAGCGACTACTGCCACTCAAGTCGGAGGAACATTCTCGGGCTTTGCTGCTGGCATGATGGGTGGCACTACATCAGCTCTCGATCGAATGGCAGACCAGTCGGCCAAACAGAGCGACTTGCTCTCGCAGATCGCCAAGAACACCGCCCAATCACCATCGCCTACTTATGGGACCTAACTAAATCATGAGTGCATGGACGCATTTGCCGATCTCCATTGATGAAACCGCAGAGTCTCGCGAAACGGACTTCGATCTCATTGGTGGACGTAAAAGCTTCAACCGCATCGCTATCGTCACCGGATACACCCAGGCGGAGGATGCTGCACAAGCGGCCATCGATTTGCCTAGCACTCCGTTTCCCTTGAACATCGCGGCCAGTGGAGTACTTCCCGCGATGCAGATGGTCACTGCTAAGGCGAAGCCGCTCGCGCCAAACGCATGGGAAATTGTCTTCGGATACGAATCTCGTGCGATCGATCTGTTCACTTACAGTGGCACGAGCCAGGGCAAGAGCCAGACAATCACCCAGTCGTATGGGACAACGATCTACGGTTCGGGCGCTGCGAATTATGGATCGGCGATCAACGTCGATCAGAACGGAGTCAAGGGCGTCGAGATCGGGATTCCTGGCCTAGAATTTTCGATCGAAAAGACGATGGCAAAGGGCGTACTAAGTTTCGCGTATGTTTTGACCCTTGTGAATTTGACATACAAAACCAACAACGCAGCGTTTCGAGATTTCGCCCAGGGGGAACTACTTTTTACCGGCGCTGAGTTCAGGCAATCGAGCAATGGTGAAACGACTGTTAATTTCAAATTTTCTGCTTCGCCAAATCGTACTGGGCTATCGTTTGGTACAATTACCGGCGTTGCCAAGAAGGGGCACGAATACTTGTGGATCGACTATGAAGCTTGGGAGTCTGGTGGCTTTGTCATCAGGCGTCCTCGCGGAGTGTACGTCGAGCGAGTGTACGAAGAGGGCAATTTTGCCTTGCTAGGAATCTAACCCCCTTCATCATGACATTCCCAGGCGACAAATTCCGACCGTCCGCAGCGCGTGAACGAGAAGTCACGAAGCTGATCGAAGCTGCGCGTGGCGAGCGAGCGTCTTTTGGTACGCCTCTACTCGATGGACTCGGGCCCGGCCATGCCATCGCCAAGAATGAGACCGGTGCGGATCTAGCAATCTGCAAGGCTGCTCTGATTCCAGCGGGGAGCACGCCTGGGATCTCAACCCAAGAAGCAAGCCCTCGCGTTGATCCAGAGTACCGAAAAGGGTATTACACTCTCAAGGCCCTGACTCCCCTGGTCACTGATGCTAACCCCTTTTTCGAATCGCTCGCAGTCACTCTGGAGCCCATCAAAGACGGCAAGTTCGGTCGTGTTGCTATCGCCGGTTTGGCTGTCGCAAATGGCTCGCCATCTAGTGGTTTCGTCCAGCCAATAGCCGGAAACGTTACTGGGGGCGCGTTCGGCCTAGCAAGGGTTGTCGCCAACACTTCTGGCCTTTCTGGAGGTGCTGGTTTCGGCATCTGGGATCTGTCATGCAGATCTATGCAATCTAGTTACACACTGACCACGAACTGGGGATCGGGTTCAGCAACGGCCACGATCGGCGGGGCAGGAGGTTACTCGACACTGATCCGAGATCCGTTCAACATCGCGACTTGGCAAGTCAATGGAGACAAAGGCTGGTGCGTGTACGTCAGCGGAGTCTGGCAAGTGATCACTCCTTGGTGTGTGGGGAGCTAGCCAATGACATCGACGATCATAGAGGGAATGACCTGTGCCTGGTGCGACGCCAACGGATCGCAAAAGAAGTGCTACCGCTGCCGAGACGCATGCAGACAACCAAAGCTGTCTGACCGTCTCTACAGCATGCAGGTGACTGGCAACAATGGACTGCTGCCCTTTGCCGTGGTGTACGATGCCAGCTTTGCGACGGTCAACGGATGCTGCTCAAGCATCACCGCTTTTCCAAGAGCGGCTCCGAACGATCTGAGTGATGCCAATGGAATCTACAAATGGCGACGCTACGGACGGACCTACACGAGCGTCGATTACGATTGGGCGATTTGCACAAATCCCAGCCTCCCTGGGACTTGCAAGATCATCGGCCCAATCGAGACATGCCGAAGCAATGTTCAAGAGGCTTTCGGATGCGCACAGGGCTGGCGCCTCCGCGCGGGGATCACGACAGCACGACTCTACGTCAGCCGCACTCAGCCTCGCTACGGATGCGACGAACCGGACGAGTGCCGCTATCGTTTGGCACTGGTGATCGATGGACAAATCGGTGTGACCTGGGGGACGCAATACACCCAAGGATCACAAACCACGGTTGTATCGTCCTCGCCTTTTTGCGACTTCCCGCTGAGTACCACTTGCGAATCCGGGAGCAGCGAATTTTGGCCGGTTGGATCACCGCCGCCTTTCAACCCATCGCTGTTGTCCGTCACGCTGCACCCGTTTCGTCTTGTGTTGCGTCGCTCGGTCGCCACTCTCGAGTTCCCGATGGTGTTCAACACAGCCAACGCGGTGGGCTTGAGCTGCGGCCCGCAGTGTGCAGCCAGCATTTCGGCGATTACGCCGACCTTTGCCGATCCTCCTGCATTCGTCTGCAATGCCTTCGATGAATTGCCGACTGACACTGGAGGTCTTGAAGATGCCGAGAACAGCATTTGCACGCCAACAAGCTGCGACGATCCGTTTTGCGATCCTCCGAATTTCGTCAATGTCTCAAGTGGTTTTGAACAAACACTGACCGGATCAACAGACTCAGGAGTCGTCACGCCTGGCTCTCTGCCCCCGACGGCATTTCCAACCGAATGGACCGTGGAGCTTTCCTGATGCGAGACATGTTCGGCCATCCAATCCGAGAAGGTTCCTTCATCGCCCAGACCGTCGATGGCATCAGTGGCGTCACTCACGAGTTCGGCGAGGATCTGTACCTTGAGCCCGAGCAACGGGACCTGGGTTGGCCAGCACTGCATCTGTACTCGTTTCGCCATGCCACCGACTGGGATCCGGCCAAGGCTAAGGAATGGTTTGCCGAGTGGCTCCGGTGGAGTCTTCCTGCGGGGTGCTCTTGTGCAGTCCACATCCAGGCGACTTTGGAAACGTTTCCGCTGACGGACGAAGTACTCGTGAGTCCCGATTCGTTTTTCTATTGGGGGGTCGAACTGCACAACGCCATCAACGAGAGGATCGATGTCGATCACTCGCACCCCCAAGTGCCACTTGCCCGCGCTCGCGAGATCTGGTCGAGGATTGCTGCGGCCGGGCAAGTGGCTTGGTTTCGCCCTGTGAATGATACCATCAAGGGCGGTCGGCGTCTTGTGATCACCGTCGCAACCGGCAAAGCTCGTGAGTGGCTGCGGTACACCGAGGGCCCGATGCGAGCCTACGCCGCGGCCTGCGGTGCGGATTTCGTCGCCTTGAAGAATACCACCCAGGGCTGGTGGGGCCTGGAGAAGTTCCGAGTTCATGCATTCGCGAAACAGTACGAGGAAACGCTTTACCTCGATGCCGATGTGCTGGTAACCGAATCGGCCGACGAATCGATTTTCCAGACGCAAGCGAGCGTTTCGATCCACGACGAGTTTGATTACCTGCCTGCGACATCTTGGGTGGAAGCTTCGGTTTTGGCGGTATCGGATTGCATCGGCTACCGTCCAAGTTCTAGGCTTTTCATTCAATCCCTGAATTCGGGAGTGGTTCATTGCAAGCAGCACGGTGCGGATGTGTGGAAGCCTCCGACGCTGCCGATTCCCACTGGCCATGTCTCCGAGCAAACCTTGGTGGGGATCAACTTTCATCGAATGCAAGTCGCGAAGCGAATGCTGTCGCCTCAAAAGAACTGTCAGGTCTGGAACCGAGAATTCAACCGCATTTTGCCCGAGGCCCATTTCGTCCATGCTTCCGGCGAGCCAAAGAAAACCGAATTGCTCCGATCGCTCGTCGAGCAGCTCCGCTTGGTAGGAAACCCTGCGCTCACACTCACCCCAAAGGATTGACGCCCATGCGTTGCCCACGATTGCTAGGACTCATGACCCGCGCACGGATCATGTTCGCATTGTCCCCCAACGTGATCCGAATCATGCTGCCTGACGACAGCGAGATCGAGCTTGTGCTGATCGACTGCTTCACGCCGCCCATGTCGCGAAAGATCGAGCATAAGCGCATGGGCACCGACGAGAAGCACGACAAGGAAGAACCAAATCCTGCTGGAGTCGCGGCCTACCGTGCAACGGTCGGAATCCTCGAGAAGTGCCCCTTGTGGACTCGAGTGCTGATCCCCACCCCGCAGCATGACCGAGAGTGGTTCCGCAACCTCCGGCCCAAATCCAAGCAACCAGGCCACTTGTGGATCAGTGAACACCAGACCCTCTCCGAGAGGCTGGTCGAGCTCGGAGTGGCGACCAAAGAGCAACCAAAAGACGGAGCGTCGCTATTTGATGGGACTTCGATTCGCACTAGCCAGGAGGACTCAGGACTATGGTCGTATTCGCCGAACTAAATGCCGAGATGACGCATCTCATGCCCCACAATTCCAGCCCGCACGGACGATACCGTCGTCAGGCTAGAGGCACGGCGCCCACATGCCCCTGCTGTGGAGCCAAGTACAAAGCCGCCTCTACTCGAGAGCGGATCACTTGGTACTACCGCCAGTGTGCTTGTGCCCCCAAGCATGGTATTCCACGCCAAAGGCCTAAACGATACTGATGGCACGCAAGCGACCGCCAGCCGCAGCAGCTCCTGAGGATCCCGAGGACGACGACAACGAGTCTGGCTCGGAGCGTCCCAAGGACTCTTATGCCAAGCACCGCAAACGCCAGGCCTCCAAAGCCAAAGAGGAATCGACCGAGGCCAGAGACATCGGTCCGATTCCGGCGATCGTCAACGCCAAGCGCCGAGAGTCCTGTCGGCTCAACTTAAAGAAGTACCTTCTGACGTACTTCAAAGAGTCCTTCCCGCTGCCGTTCAGTGAGGACCATGAGCGGATCCTCAAGGACATCGAAGAGCGAGCGATCAACGGTGGTTTGAAATGCATCGCTATGCCTCGAGGGAGTGGCAAGACAACCATCCTCCTGCGAGCCATGCTCTGGGTGCTGACCTATGGACACCAGAGATTCGGAGTCCTAGTCGAAGCCGACGAAGGTGCTGCCGAGGAATCGCTCGACGTCATCAAGATCGAGTGGGAAACCAACCCGCTGCTTCTCGAGGACTTCCCCGAGATCGCTTTCCCCATCCGATGCCTCGAGGGTATCACCCAACGAGGCAACGCGCAGACCACCCAAGGCAAGCGGACACTGATCGGATGGCGTCGCAAGGAGCTCGTGTTCCCAACGATCGAGGGATCGCAGGCATCCGGGGCAATCATTCGCTGCACTGGGATCCTCGGTAGGGTTAGAGGGATGCAGAAAGTACTCGCCGACGGCAAAACGATCCGCCCCGGTTTCGTGCTCGTCAATGACCCGCAGACCGACACTTCGGCATTGTCCGACGCGGAATGCGCCAAGCGGGAAAAGGTGATCGGTGGGGCAATCCTGGGCCTTGGTGGGCCTGGGAAACGGATTGCAGGCTTTGCGGCCGTCACGGTGATCCGAGAAGGCGACGCCGCCGACCGGATGCTCAACAACAAGCTTATGCCCAAATGGCACGGCGATCGATGCAGGCTGGTCTATGAGTGGCCGACCAACACCGAGCTCTGGCAAAAGTACTTTGATCTTCGATCCGAAGAGATCGCCGAAGGAAACGACGAGCACCCGAAAGCTAACAAATGTTATAAGGCCAACCGCGAAGCGATGGACGCAGGGTCTAAAGCAGGCTGGGCCTACCGAAAGTTCCCGCACGAGATCTCCGCGATCCAGCACGCGATGAATCTTCGTTTCGACAATCCGGACACCTTTGACGCCGAGTATCAGAATGAACCCAAGAAATCGATTGTTGCGGTTGATGGAATCCGCTGCCTTACTTCGGATGAGTTCTGCTTGCGGATACTCCCGACCCACCGACGCGGGGAGATTCCCGACTGGGTCGAGCACATTACCTTGGGGGTCGACGTCCAAGGATCCTCGCTTTGGTGGACAGTCGCTGGCGTCGGAGCCGACTTCTCTGGGCTCGTCGTCGATTATGGTATCTGGCCCGAGCCCGGGATCGACTACGTCACGCTCGCCGACATCGATCGGACCATCATACGAGCCACCGGAATCCGATCCTCGACCGAGTCGCTATTGGTCGCGCTCGGCAAGCTCCGGGAAGAACGACTCGCAGTCACTTACACTCGCGACGACGGAACGCAGCTCCGGCCCGAGATCATGGTGGTCGATGCAGGGTACCAGACGGAAGTCGTCTACCGATTTTCGCAGATGCATCAGCATGTGGTTCCAAGCCATGGCAAGGGAGTCACGGCACGCCAGAGGCCTTGGAACCAGGAAAAAAAGAAAGCCGGGGAGCGGATGGGATTCGGTTGGAGGATGCCACCGACCCGCGGGACCCGAGCCCCGCGGTACTGCCTCGTAGATACCAACTCGTGGAAGACCGCCATGATGGACCGCTGGACCACCGATGCCGGTGAGCCTGGAGCTTGGTGGCTTTACCGAGCCGCCCCGCTGCGTCACCGGATGGTCGCTGACAACCTTTCTGCAGAATACCCCACGAAGACCCAGGGGCAAGGCAGAGAGCTGTTTGAGTGGGGATGCAGGCCAGGACGGGACAATCACTTCCTCGACTCGACGATCCTGGCCGCGGTGGGTGCATCGATCCTGGGGGTAAAGGTCCCCGGCGAGTCTGACCGAGTGGTACGCCGACGCAAGGTCAGCATGAGCGACCGATCCGGACAGGATCGACCCGAGCAGGATCAATCCCGAGAGCCGTCCCCCGTCGAGCAGCGAGTCGAAGCCGTCGAGAAGATCGCCAAGCGGCCCAACGATGGCAAGATGACCCTAGCCGAGCTCCGGGCCCTCAGGCGGAAGAGTGGGTGATTCGTCTTCGATCGGCGGGTTGTGCCCCTCGTACCACGCCATCAGTCCGTTTCCAGGCACGAGGGTAATTTCCGCTTCACCCGTCTCTGCGTCCCAGCTACGCATTTCGAGCTTGAACACCCTGCCCTGTTCGTTCATGGCTTCAAAAAACTGATCTTTCGTCATCTGTGTACGGAATGACATGTGCCTAGTGCCAATGCCGTTGACCTCAGTGACTCCAATTAACTTGCCCGGATTTGTCATGGTTTCCCTCCTATTGCCTTGTCGATAAGGTTGTCCAGGTGTTCTTCACTTGGGCAACTCTTTCCGGGCTTTACTGCGTCCTTAGGGTTTTGCACCACGCATAACGTCGACTCGCTATGGTGCTGTGCTCGCAACCATCGGTATCGCTCCGCGTCGATTTGGTCTGCGTGACATGCGTACCAATCGGCCACGAGCTTGCAGTCGTCGACGTACGAATCCTGATAGCTGACGTGAGGTCCCCAGACCTCTCGGATTGTACGTCCGCTTTTGTACAGTCGGATTCTAGCTTTCGCGCGTTCTACGTCTTCCAGTGTCACTGGTCTCCCCCTGTTTGCTGCTTGTAGTCTACGGATAACCCAGGACCACAACTAGGACCACGGACGGGAAATCCTTTGGTTTTTCTGGCTTGTGCGAGTCTTGCTAAGACTCGCTAACGTTGGGCTTTAGGATTGGCAGGGTGCTCTCCCAATCCCACAAGTCGAGGCGTGCCGACGAGTAGTTGGGTTGGTTACCCAGGAAAGATACTGGTACTCCAAACGACTCCATGATTTTGAGCCTGATCAAGATGTCTAAATCTTTGAACCTAGAACAGTCTGGATTCGCGTCGAGCTGTGGCTCGGTCATTGGCTAAGACTCGCTACCGTTGGGTTTGGTGATGGTTGGTACCGCCTGCAATTTGAGCAAGCCTACCTGCATCTCGAACACAGCTTTGGGGATGTATCGATCTTTCAAGTCAAGCTTGTAATTGAAAACCGAGTATGCATTTCGGAACACGAATCTGACCACTAGGTCATCATTGCAGGACCAATTAGCATACAGGCCTTCGCAGTGCGAAGCCTTGAAAGCCTCCCACCACGCGACAAACTCGCCAAGACAAGCAAAGGCTTGGGTGTCTTTGTCATCGGTTGTCATCGCAGCAGCTCCAATCTTCCTTTGCCCAAAATCTCTTTCACGGTGGCCTCTTTCCCGCTTCGATGGTCTTTGACGAGCCCTCGCGAGAAGTTGTACGTGCGAATTACGGTGTGGTCGTGAATCGCTACGTCGCGACGATCCTTGCGGACCTTGGCCTGTGCGTCGGCTTTGGCCTGGGCGATCCGCTTGTCCAGTTCGGCCAGGGCCATTCGGTACGATGCTTCACGTGTCCGGCAGTCGGCGTAGGCCGCGATCCCAGACGCATGGTCGGTGATCCGACAAGCCGACTCGATCTTGTTGCGGTTCTGGCCACCTGGGCCAGTTCCCCGCATGTACTCGATCGTCCGTCCGTTTCTGGTTGATTTGGTCATCGGTCAAACTCTATCTTTACTTCGAGGATTCCGCAGGCCATAAGCGCTACGCAAATCAGGATACTGACCAGAAACACCAGGAGCACCGGCAAGCATCCGTTGTTGCTCCGGGCCCGAGCTGCTTCGCGTGGGATCGCTCCGCCGCCAAGCAGCATGCCGATTAGTTTGAACATAGCTTGCCTCAGTTCGTGCTAGGTTTTATCCATCTGGTAAGGATGCCGCACAAGCTCTGGTTGTTCTGGGCCACAACGGCCCGGAGCTGGTCGAGCTCGGCGTCCTTGGCTTTCCTGGCCTTGCAATGCTCCGCGTTGATCTTCAACAATTCGTCGAAGTTCCTCACCAGATTCTTCTTGGTGTCACGGAGCTGGTCGAGCTCGGTTTGTAGGGCTCCGTTCCGAGTGCAATGGTGCGAAATCATTTGCCCCATTTCCAGGATTTGTTGATGCTGGGCGCTCCTGACGTCACGCAGTAGCTCGACTTCGTCGCGAAGCTTTCGGGCCGCGTCGAAGATGGCTAGCAGCAGACCTGGGTGAGTCTCCCATTTGCCGATCAAGTCCATTGCTTGATCGACGCTCAATGGGTTGTCGTCTGTCGTTGGGTCGGTGCTCATAGCGAGGGCCCTCGAAAGTCGTCGTCGCCAAGCGCAATGATGACGCAGAAAAACACTACGACACAAACAGCAATGATTAGGTCCATCAGTTGCACCGGCTCCCGCAGCTTGCGTACCCAGCGATGTCTACCCAGTTGTCCCGTTTGCGTTGGTGCGTCTCGCGGGAGGTCTTCAGCAAGATCATCGCCAGTGCGACGTCTCGGGACTCGAATGTCACGCCGTCTTTGAGCTTGGAAATGAACAATGCCGACCACATGCCAGCGGTCCGGCGGAAGTCCTGATCAGGAGGCCCGTATTGCGACTGGCGACTGCCACGCGTGATCCGGGATGCTTCGGCCAGGATGTCTTCGTCGTCCTCGTCGTCTTGCTCGGCGAGACCCATCCGTTCTACTTTTGAAATGTGATGTTCGCTGAGCTGTACGGCAAGGCTGATCAGGCTCGTCCAGTAGCACGCATACGTGATTCGATTATCGTAGTCGATGTTCAGGTGTCGCACCCGCTTGCCGAGCCACATGGCGAGGGTTAGCTCGGCCACAGCTCCATTGCTGTTTTCCCAGCCTGGAAGCAGGACAATCTCGTCGCACCGCAGGACGGCCTCGAGGCACCGACGCACGGTCTTGGCGAAGTCCATGGTTTTGGGGAAGGTGCAGGCGTCAGGATTTGCATGCGATGGATTTGCGTACGGATCGAAACCATCGTGCTGCCGATCCTCGTCCGCTGGGCTGATGACTTCGTTGCCGGCCTCACGCAACTCCTTGGCGACGCGATCAAACAGGGGGAAGTTGAACCAAGCGATTCCCCGCATCGGACCAGCAATGTACAGGACTCGCTTGCGTTGAATTGGCTCGGTAATCGGCTCCGCGTCTGTATCGTACGCATTGGAGACCGTGTATCCGATCGTGATCTTTTCGTTTGCTTCGCAGCGCTCGAGCTCTCCAATGTCGATCGAACTGTCCGGAATTTCCGGACTGTTGGGTTCAGTTGTTAAGGATTCCTTGATAACTGGTTCGGGCTCGACGGCAACTGTCAAGGATTCCTTAACAGTTGGTTCGGGCTGCGGAGTGGGATTCTGGACAAAGTTTGGGTTGTCCTGCGGATGCATCTCTGCTGTGATGACAGACTCTAGTTTCCATCTCCCAACTGTGTTGTGGAGGTCGTGAACCGGCTGTAAAAAATCACTGGTTATCGTCAACCATGACTCGGCAACTGTGAGCGACTTGTCGGCTCGAAAACATTGGAGCAGTTGCTGACCGCAGGAATCGCTTGTCACAATCCTGTCGATCACTACTTCGCTTAGATACTTTGATTTGTCTGTGCTCGGCTCGCGAAACACCCTCGCCCTTTCGCCGACCCGAAAGCTCATGCGACGGATTCGTGTCTCACCATGACAGACCCAGGCCCGAACCAGCACTGGAACCCACTGTTGGCTTGCTGCACTCCATTCCCAGTCTCCTGGTGCTGTGAGTTCCTGGATCTTCAAATGTTGCCAACCGCACGGGATTGCCACTGGAAGTGGCAACACATGATAGTTGCTTTTTGGACTGCTGTTCACTCTTTCATCCTCCTAAGAAAAACCACCCTAAATTCCTTACGCTGCTCCCCTGCGGATCAGCGGTGATAGGTATGACACGCCGTCGATGATCGGGATTTGAAGGTTCAAATGCCCGAGTCCCTTCTGCACCAACTGGATTCCGTAACCGTTGACCCAGTCGGTCAAGTTTTGATGCATCCAATAAGGCTGGAGCTGGCACAGGCAACCGGGGTTCCAAGCTCCGATCGGGCCCGAGGCCACCGTCCGCTTGGTCGCCATGTCCATCCGGTGGGTATGGCCGAACCAGATGTTCGAGTTATACTTGGCAAGGTGAGCGGCCGCTGCGGCCTTGCTGGTGAATTGGCCGTGGGTGAAGTAGCAATTGTCCCGCAGGATCGTACCGGGCACATGGCATCCGTCGTACCACTGGCCCTGCTTGTAGATGGGGATCTTCCGCTTGTCGAGCTGCAACACCGTCTCGGTCGAGAACAGTGCGTTGAGCGTCTTGACGCTTGAGCTCGATCCTTTGCCCTTCTTGAGCACATCCGTGACGATCCACTTCTCGATGCGTCGCTCGTGGTTTCCCTCGAGGTACTCAATGGTCGCTTGTGGTGCTGCCGACTGCAGCGCATCGAGGAACTGGTTGGTGGCCTGGCAGTCGTCCTCGAAAGTGTAGTCGGTCTCGGCGACATAGCCCCAGGTGTGGTGCTCGGCCAGGAAGCCACCGCAGTCAAGATGATCACCCAGGAGGATGATCGAACTGGGCTTGAGCATCGCAATGTCGGCCAACATCGCCGACGCTGCCGACTGATCGACGAAGCATCCATGCGAATCGGGGACGATGACTCGCAGGGTGACGCCGCCCTTGGAGCTTTTGGCCTTGCGCGTCAGGTTCAATTTCACCGACGAGCTTCGCAATCGATCGAGGGTCTGCTCGAGCAGCTCTCGTGCCGACCGCTCGCGCTTGAGTGCGACCTCGAGCTGCTTGAGCTGTGCTCTGGCCGTCAGTAGCTCTTGGGACTCGGTCGCCTCGTTGCGGGTCCAAGCTTTGATCTGTTTCTTGATGCTCATGAAGCGACCTCGTTCAGCCAGGTGTCGAAACCGAATCGACCCACCTTGCAGACTCTCGCATTCACAAATCGGAGAAGGTCCGCTTTGCCCGGGAACAGGTCTCGCGACTCACCGCCCTTGTGCCAGTCGATGCAAAGCGTCTTGAGCTCTCCGGCCTTTTTAGGCTCGTTGGCTTCCAGGACCTGGAACCAGGTCTGCATGCCCTTCTTTCGTTGGAACTCTGTCGCCGACTGGCGAGCTTCTTCCAGGAGGCTGTTCGGTTTCGGGCTGGTCTTTTTGCTGGCTGGCATCATGCCTCCATGGGGGGTGAAAAGTTAAGCGACCTCGGCGGCCATCTGCGGTGCGACGTTCGCACCGGGTTTGGGTGGTGGGGGTGGTGGCGGTGGGACTTGCAGTTTGAGCTCGTCCCAGCTCTCGCCCCTGGCTTGGCACATGCGAACCATCACCATGCCGAGGTAGCCTTTGGGTTTGTCGACCTGGTGCTCTCGGCAACGTGCCAATGCGTCCAGCAGGCCTGCTTTGTCGAAGTCGGTGCCGACCCAAGCGATCCGCCAGATCTCGTCGCGACTCAGGCCCAGCCGGATCCCGCGAGCTTGCATTTCGCTCATGCTCGCTGCGGTCTCCCGAACCGATTCCCGAAATTCAAAACCCGCCGACGTCCAATCGTTCGAACGACGGTTTTTGTCCGGTACGGTCTGGTCGGGTACTGTCCTGTCCTGTTCGGTACGGTCCGGTCGTGTGCTCGGGGGATTCCCCCGAGGCGTCGGGGGATTGTCGGGGGATTCCCCCGAAGTACTAGAATCCCTGAGTTTTTCCGCTTGGTCCGCAATCTCCTGAGCGATCTCACCCGCTGGGACAGCCTCAAGCCATCCGATGTCCTCACGTGAGGCCCAAGCGAACAAGTCCCGGAAAACGGACTCGGCAAAACCAGTGATCCTGGCCACGTGGGAGATCTTCAGGGGAATCCCCCGGCTGTTCCCCAGCGTCCCCCTGACATGGCAGGAGGCGGCATAGGCACAAAGGGCGCACCAAGCACCATAGATCGCTGGAGCTCGTTCGGCGTCGAAGTCCTCCAGCATGGCTTGATAGCCGGTCGACGAAAAGCCGACTGGCATCGCGATCCAAGTGAGCTGTTTCAGCTTGCGAGATTCTGCTCGCTCGAATGTCTCAGTCCACTTGGCGATTCGGTAGACGGTCCCAGTCCCGGAGCTATCCATTCGTCAGGATCCTCCAGGCCTCGAAGCTAGCGAGCACGATCACGAACAACACGGCCACGACTGACGCGCAGGCCAGGAAGGCCGCTTCGGGGGTGAGCGGTGGTAGCCCTTCCCCGGCGAGGTCGTCTTGCCAGTTGTGTCGGTCGTTGTCGAAGCTGTCGTCGTCGTGGTCCATGCCGGAAAGTTCTAGTTCGTTGTACATCGTTTCTGCCCTTTCGATGGTTACAATCGGTGACTACATCGCGATCCGACGCACGGTCTTAGGATCGATGATAAAAAAGGTTGGACGGAGCTTTTGGCGATCCAACCACGCCGCGATGACGGGTCTGATTTGCTCGGCTAGCTCGCGCACCTGCTCCACATTGGGACTGACCTGACCCTCGGCCCAGTCGCCAAGGTAGTCTTCGTGATCCCAAACGCGCTCAATAAAATCGCCGACTGCCATGTCGTCGAACAACATTTCGGGCTGGATTGGGCGGATGCATTTGCCGACATAGAAGCTTCCTGTTTCGGTCGCCTTACCTTCGGCGATGGCTTCTTCTTCCGAGTCGAACATGCCGTGGAAGGTCTCTTCGTCCGTCGAGAGAGACCACTTTCCGATCTGATCACAGGGCTGTGGGGGTGCCTCGACGGTGACGCTCTGGTGCGTATGCTCGACGAGTAGCCGCTCGGTTCGGTCACAGATCTCTTTGCGTAGGCTGCGGCAGAAAACTTTCCAATCGTCCGCAAAATTGCCCGATGGCACGTTAAGCTCCCGCGTCGCTTGACTCAGGCCAGGGGTGTCGACCCAATCGGTGATCTCCGCCCGAAGCTCACGTTGAGCCGACGGGAGGAAATTCGCGTAGGTCTTCAATGCTGCGACCGCTGCTGGATCGCGGATGGTTCCGTCGCTGTTGAACGGTCGTAGGACAAAGCACCCCGAGTCGAGCGGCTGCTCGTCGGGAGTGCGTACGTGGTATTTGGTGTAGAGCTGGTTCATAGTCCCTTGGTCTTTTTGAGTACGGATGTTTTCGTGCTGTGGCGATTCGCACGCCACTCGGCAAAGTCCTGTCCGAGCTGCTCGGCAGCCTGGACCGCTCGTTTGTTAATCGTCTCCCAGTCGATGTACATCGCTGGAGTCGTGTCCCAGTTTTGGTACCGGAGGATCACCGCCTCGTCGGCCAGATGCAATGCTCGCTCGTAGCTTCGCATCGCATACAATTCGCTCATCGTGCATCCAATTCGTTGGCACCGTGTTTGTGCGAGGAACGACTCAGAAAAGCTTTTGTCCGTGCGGACGCATCCGTCGAGGTATGACTTGTCGAGCTCACTCAAGACGACCAGCACCTTTGGTGGGGCAACCGATCGCCTTTCGAATTGAAGCTCCGCTTGGACGAGGCTCACTGGTTGGCCTCCATCTGCACTGCCTCGCTCGGAGTCGTGGAGTGCTTAATCTCCGACAACAACTCAGAACAGTGGTAATGCAGAAGGATGTTGATGATCGACAGCGCGAACAAACCAGTTGCCATAAAACAAAGGTCGCTGATGTCGGACTTGATTTTTACGAGATCTCGCCCGATGTCTTGAATGCCACGACTCACATCAGTCTCGAAACGGGACGGAGTCTTTGGCTCCACCCGAGTGATTGGTGGTAACCTCAAGATGCCACCGTGTCACCTTTCTTGCTGGCTCGCTTGGGCTTGGTGGCCTTGGCCGAGAGAGCTGCGGTGGATTGACGGCGGACGTCATCGTGGAC